TTGTTTTAAAATTGCTGGTTTATTCATCTGTAGTTTCCTCTGTTTCTTCTGGTGGTCTACCACCTTCGCTTGGGTCAGCTGCGCTGCCCGCTATATTTGCTGGGACTCTTAAATCATCATGTCCATTTAGTGACTCCATGTTCATTGCGTCTCTGACTTCGTTAGGTGTCATAATACCTGTATTAACTAATGTTGAGTAATATGCTGCCTGGTCTCTTAATTCTGGTTGTAGTGCTGGAACTCCATGTACATTTTCATTTAGTTCAAATCCAAAGAATCTTTCACAAGAATGACTAATTTTTCTAACTATAGGTAGTATAGTTTCTAAGTAGTACAATCTATGATTAGGTCTAATGTTTGCATTATTTCCACCGTCCATAAGAATCGGAGGTACACCCATTGCTTGTAATATTACTTTCTCATTTGCTGCAATAGAAGGTTGGAAGTCTAGTTCTTTAAAGTTTACTTTAGTTAAACTATCTACTTCTAATCCACCATCTAGTATAAGTGGTCTTTTACCACCATTTTTTGGATTGTATCTAGTAGACCATGCTTGTAACATTCTTTCTTTGATTCTGTCAGAAAGTGTATTAGGGCTCTTTAGTACTAATCCTGGAACTGCTCCGTTTAAGAAGAAGTTATCTTGAAATTTTCTCATGTTATCTAACAGATACATTGTTCTGTATGCTGCTTTAAGTCTAGGTACACCCCTATAGATTGAATGAAATGAGTTTTCCTTAATATGTATAATTTCTTTAGGAGTGTAGTCTATGCGTCCATCATATACATACTTGCTCACATAAGTCTGAGTATCAGCTTCTATGGTAACGTTTTGTGCAGGTAAATGATAAAGGTGAACACCATCATAATAAATGAAGATGTTACCATCAATCAATAAATCAATTATAAGATTTCTCTTAAAACTATTTACATCTTGAAAAGGGTTTGGCTCTTTATTTAGTAGTAAGTCTACACGACTTCTACGAACATTAGCCACTATTGGAGTTATACCTTGTATTTTTTCTCCAACTTCAAAAGGGATATCAGCTACATCATCAACAATCATATTGACTGAGCGGTTAACTACTTCTAGTTCTTCGTAAGCTGAGCGATAATTATCTTTCTTTTCACGAGTATCTATTGCTAGTCCTTCTTCGTAGGCAATAAAATTCTGAGAAGAATTTAACTTCTCCTCTCTATCTATCCCTAAGAATCTATCATACCATGCCATATTTGTCTCTCTGTATTTCTACCCATCGTTTTTGTTTCATTGCTGTTGATAATTTTGGTCTCTTTCCGTATATACTGTGCAATCTTATGTGATGGGTTTTACATAGTGTTGCTGCTTCATCGTATACTTCGGTGAGATGTTCTTCTATAAACTGTTCTCGAAGAGTCATTATTTCATCGGCTGAGGTAATCGTAATTTTGTTAACCTTCATCCAAGTGTATAGTAACTCGGTCATTCCGTAGTAGTGGTGAAACTCTAAGTTTTCTGTTTCGCCGCAGATAAAGCACTGGGGCTCTTTTTGATAACCTGATTTCGCTTTGTCTCGTACGTACTTGACTAAATCTCTTTTTAAATCCATAAATTCCTATTACTGAAAATTATACCAAAATTTTACCTTTTTGTCAAGAATAATTTTTTGGTAGGTCATCTAATTAAAATGTATTGGCCGAGGTCTCAAAGGTATACAGCGCATATCTAAGCGCGTCTGCCATATGACTTGCCATATTATGTTTTGGCTTTTCTCGTAGTAAGTTAGGATTAGGGTCCCACTGGTATTGGTCCACACATGATAATGCTTGAGAACATCTTTGGTCAATGTGTAAGAAGTCGTTATCCATTATACCTGCTGCATGTCCAATTCCATCTAGAACTGATTTTTTAGCATTAATAGTAGATATATCATAGTTTTGTGCAAAGTCGTATCTAGTTTGTTGAGCTGCAGAATCAATATAAATATAATCAATGTTATACTTAACTATCATTTTGTTGATTTCTATAGCGTGCTGTTCAGTGGTTCTTTCAGCGTCCATATATTCATCTATAAGGTAGTATTTTTGGTGGTCCCAATCATATGCTATTACACATAATGCTGTAGGGTCTTTATATCCAACATCAAGGCCAGCAAATACGTCCATATTACTAGTATCTAATCTTTCGAAGTCTCCTACCTGCGTTTCAAAGTTGAAATTCCAGACTTGTCCTTCATAAGTATTGAAATCAGCTAAGTACTCTTGTGAAAATTCTGATGAAGACATAGCTTTCTTTGCTTCTACTATGTCTTGCTCACTAATTCTTGGGTTTTCGTGGTATGTTGCTCGAATTGAGCACCAGTCTTGGAATTCATCGCTAAACCCTCTGTGGTAGAAGTCCGCAAACCAGTTGTTTCGCCCCCTTGGAGTTGAAATAAATACTGCTTTACTGTTCTCTTTATCCAATGTTGGTCTGAGTGCCACATTGAAAGCATCTTTGCCATCAGCTAGTGCTGCCTCGTCAAAGATTATTAAGTCATAACTTCTACCCACTGTAGAGTCCACCTGATTTACAGAACCCATACGTATAGTAGAACCATTAGATAGTTCTATAACTTTATCTTTAGCATTATCTTTTGTAACTTCTAAATCAAAGTGCTTAATAAGCTGTCTTTGCAAGTCAAAAGATATTTGAGAAAGAGAGTAGTTCGGTGACATAATTAATATGTTGGAGCCTGGCACGAGTGATACAAGCTGTCCTATGACATTTGCAATATACGTTTTGCCCTGACGCCTTGATAGGGCGGCACACACGAATCTATACTTTGGATTGTTTATGGCATTGATTAATGCCTTCTGCGAACTATTAGGCTCAATACCTAATAAGTCCATATAGCTTTGTATTGGTAGTTTAATAAACCTTTCGGCTTGGTCAAACTTCATTAATTCATCGCTAATAATATCTGTTCTACTGATGTCTAACATGTTTAATGAATGGTTGTATGTTTTTTAATTACGTCTGTAAGCGTTTCGATTTCTTCTCTGTCTAATACTCCTTGCTGGTCGCAAAGGTTTAGTAGATATAGATATCCCATGCACAAACTTTGTACGGTTTCATCAGCGTGAGTTACAACACCGCGTTGTTCAGCTTTCTTGTTTAATACATCAAGAGTAACTGCTGCGGTTTCTGCAACATCTTTTAGCCAATTGTTAAACATTAACTATATTTAACTGGTGTACCTAATACTGTCGCTGCTGCTGCGAATATTTGGTCAGTTGGGTCTTTCATGATGATAGTAATTTCACCATCTGCGAGTGTCATAGTACCTAATGTTACATCTGCTGCATTTGCTACAGATACTAACTGGTTAGCGTTACTATTGTTGAAATATCTTACTTGCGTTGAATCCGCAAAAGTAGACGCTGCTCCCACAGTAGTACCACATGCAGCTTCTGCTGCGTATAATCTCATGGACATTTATTTCTCCTGTTTTTTCTTTGCTTTTTGTTGAGCTGCTAACATAGCGTCTTTGATATCGACTTTACCATCTAGGTTTTTATCTTTACCGCTTACTATGTTCCAAACTTTTAAAGCTGTTTCTTTAATTTTGTTTACCATTTTACTTTATTTGCCCAATATGCTGCTGACATTTTGCCTTTAGCTATATTTCTGGCATGACGAGCCTTGAATGAAGCTCTACGTTTCTTTTGTGCCTTTGATTTTGGAGATTTTCCTGCTCCTGACACGCCTTGTTGTCCAAATCTTATAGTCTTAACCTTAGTCCCAACTTTAGCTACAACTACATGTGACTTTGTTCGGTGGTTGGGCGTACGCTTTGGTTTGTTATATCCCGATACGCCCACTCTTTTTAAACGACTACTTTTTTTGCTACCTTTTCTTTTTACGGCCACTTCCTTTTCTCCTTGCAGCAGTTCTAACCATGGTAGGCTTTCCACCAACTCCCTGCTTCTTAGACCTTTTTCGACGTACTGCCGATTTAATCTGACTTTTACTCATGCGAGCTGCTTTTGCAGCTGGTACACATTTAGGGTATCCTTTTCCAGTTAACTTGCCTTTGGGTCTACCACACTTAGGGTAGCTACCATTCTTCTTTTTGGCTCCTATGTTAACCCATTTCTGGCCAAACCATTTCTTTAGTCCTGTTTTAGCCACGTCTGTATCTACCTCCTGCTGCCTTGTACTGTTTTACAAGAGATGCATTAGCGTATGCAGAAGGATAAACAGCAAACTTTCGTTTAACTTTTGCTTTTATCCTTGCATATAACTTTTTGTTAGTAGGTATGTTGCGTTTTTTAGCAGAAGCTTTACTTCTTCTTCTTTTTCTTACCGCCATGTTTAGTACCTTTC